CGCCAGCCCCCCCCCTATGCCATTAGATCGCGGGGTGCGGCTACCAGTACCCCCGAACATACATACGCCCACAGCATTCCAACCCCGCTCGCGATGAGCCGGCCCCCCGCCCCCCTATGCCTTCATAAAAATCCGCGCTATAGTCAAAAAAATTTTACATAATCTGGACAGGATCGCACATGCCCGGCAGACCAGCGCGCAAGATATTGTTGAAAAAGATGACCGACTTGGGCGGCACTGACTACCTGATTGAGCATATCGGCGGCGGCGGCACGATGAAGGCGCTGGCAGTTATCGTGGGATACAGCCCGTCGTTCACGTCCCGCATCATCAATGGCACGCCAGAATACCGGGCGGCGTTGCATGAGGCGCGCCACATTCAGGCTGACCTGATGGCCGAAGACAGCATGGGCATCTTGGATGACCTGACGGACAAGCCTGAGCTGTCGTCGCAGGACGTGCAACTTGCCAAGGAGCGCGTTAATGTACGCAAATGGCTTACAGCCTTGAACAACCCGGATCGCTTCGCGCAGAAGAAGGATGAAATTGTCGTCAACATCGGCGAGCTTCATTTGGGCGCGTTGAAGAAAATTAGCCGCGAGATGCTGAATGTGACGCCAGTCGCGGCGGAGATTGAACATGACGAAGACTGACGCGAACCCGCTGGAAGAATTTGCGCGGGCGTATTACAGCGACCCCGTCAAATTTGTGCGCGAGATGCTGGGCGTTGAGCCTCTGCCGTATCAGATTGAATTTCTGGAGGCACTGGCCGGCGGAGAGCGCAAGATCAGCATTCGCTCTGGCCACGGCACGGGCAAGTCTACGGCGGCGTCATGGGCGATGCTTTGGTTTATGCTGTTGCGCTTTCCCAACAAGGTCGTCGTGACCGCGCCGACGTCTGGCCAGCTATTTGACGCGCTGTTTGCTGAGTTGAAGCGCTGGGTCAACGAATTGCCGCCCGCCATTAACCAGATGTTGACGGTCAAGTCTGACCGGATTGAGCTTGCGGCTGCCCCGTCCGAGGCATTTATCTCCGCGCGGACGTCGCGGGCTGAGACGCCGGAGGCACTGGCCGGGGTTCACTCTGACAACGTGATGCTGGTCGTTGACGAGGCGTCTGGTGTGCCTGAAAAGGTTTTCGAGGCTGCCGCCGGTTCAATGTCTGGCCACAACGCCGTCACGATCATGCTGTCCAACCCGACGCGATCAAGCGGCACGTTTTTTGAGAGCCAGACGCGGCTCGCTGGCAGCTACTGGACACGGCGCTGGTCGTGCGTATCCAGCCCGTTGGTCAGTGATGACTTTGTCGAGGAAATGAAACTCAGATACGGCGAAGATAGCAATGCCTTCCGAATCCGCGTTTTGGGCGAATTTCCTCTGGCTGATGACGACACGATTATTCCGTTTCATCTTGCTGAGAGCGCCATTCACCGTGATATTGAGATTGACGACAACGCTGCGGCGGTCTGGGGTCTGGATGTGGCTCGATTTGGATCAGACAAGACGGCGCTGGCGAAGAAGCGCGGCGAAGTCATCCACGAAGTCAGCAGTTGGCAGGGACTTGACCTAATGCAGACCGTGGGCCGAGTTAAGGCTGAGTATGACGGCCTTCCGGCGCACTTGCGGCCACAGCAGATACTTGTTGACGTGATCGGCATGGGTTCTGGCGTCGTTGACCGCCTGCGGGAGTTGAATTTGCCGGTGCGGGGCGTGAACGTGGCCGAAAGCCCGTCGATGGGCGAGATGTATACCAACTTGCGCGCCGAATTGTGGTTTAAGATGCGCGGCTGGCTTGAGCAGCGCGGGTCCAAGCTGCCGAACGACGACCAACTGATCGCCGAGTTGACCGCGATCCGCTACAGTTTCGCAAGCAATGGCAAGATGAAGGCCGAGAGCAAGGACGAGATGCGTCGGCGCGGGCTGTCGTCGCCCGACCTCGCCGACGCCGTCTGCTTGACGTTGGCTGCCGACGCGATCACGGCGATGGGCGGCAAATCTGGCCAGTGGGCGCAACCTGTTCGGCGAAATCTAAAGGGCATCGCCTGACGTTGCCGCGAAGGCTTAATTCGTGTATGGTTTCGTTAAATAGACGCAATATTTTTGGAGACACCCATGTTCGGCTTTGGATACGACGGCGACGACGGCAAATCTGTATCGGCGCTGCGAGATATGTTTGACGGCGGCGGCTCTGGACAGTCTGGCCCACGCTTTGAGGGCGGCGGCATTGTTTCGTCTGCAGCGAACACCGTATTCCGGCCAAGCGGCTCCCGTGATCGCGGCGAGCCAGACATGCGAACCGGCCCAATGGGGTTTGCGCGCGATATGGTTGATGGCGGCGGGTTTAATACGTCAGGCAACCGATTTGAGGGCGGCAACATGTACGGTCGCCTTGCTGGCGGCCTGATGAACCGTGCGGGCATTCGTCCACTGGGTTACGCCGAACGCCAACGCGAGGCGCTACCCGGCGTGCTTGAGGCCATCATGGCTGGCATTACGCCACCACAGGCGCCACAGCCTACAATAGGTCAAGTCAGACCAATGGCGCGTCCGACAAATGCAGTGGGCGGGCCTGCACCTATTAGCACATACCCGATGACAGACTTCGGCGACATGATGATGCGGCTGCAGCAGCAAGGTCTCCAGCCTAATTACATGACGCAGCCGTACTACGGCCCGCGCTAATGGCTGATTATTTCAACTCACCAAACGCGGGCCAGAACCGCCGTGCGTGGTTAAACGGCCTGCTTGGCAGCATTGGCGACAGCGCAGATTATTACCTTGGCCCAACTGGCGTCCCGGATCGCACTAGATCAGCAGGTCAGCTCGTTGACATGGTCAGCCCCGTGTCCGGCACGTTGCGTTCTATGGATGCCGCCGGTCGCGGTAATTACGGTGAGGCGGCCTTGGAAGGCGTCGGCGTATTGGCTCCAGCTGGCATTGCCGCCCGATTTGGCGCTCCCGCGGCGAAGGCCGTCGTCGAGACGGTGACTGGCACCGGCAATGCCTTGGCAGGCCCCATATCGCGCGCATATCAAGACGTCGTCAGCCGACTGAACCAGCCCGGCGACATGGGTACGCTATACAGCAACCCACTGATGGCACCGTTTGACATGCGTAGCGGCGCAGTCGCCCCTGCGGTTGATACCAGAGTGCCGTATCAGCGGGATGGCGCTGCCGTGGCCAGCCGAATATCAAACATTCCAAGTTCAAAATCTGTAATGGGAGTGGAGGATTTGCCGCCTGCTGGTAATTTTACAAAAATTACCCCGCTGCAATCACGCGCCTTGCCAGAGCATCAAAGCGCAGGTTACTTGTCTGATGAAATTGTGCCGCCAAGAGTGCAGCAATCTATTGCGCCGCTCCTTGGCCGTGACGTGATGGCTATTGTCGGGGATCAAACGGGTCGTCACACAGTCATTTCAGTTGATGGCAAGGTGTTGCCAAACGAAGTCGCGTCAAAGGCAGGGTTTCAATACATTGACGTTCCGGGGCAAGGTTACGCTGGCGCATCTAGTGCGACGTCGAGCAAGGCCACGGAGGCTGGAAGGCCCACAACGCGCGACCCATATTACATGAGCTTTATGATGGGCGAGCAATCGGGAGACTTTGCGCGCCACCAAGGCAATATATTTGGCGAGATGTTTAAGAGTGCCCCAATCGCGGCGTCAAACGTGACAAAAGTTGACGAGGCAATCAGAAAGATTGGCGTTCCTAAGACAGTTAAAGTTTTTGACGATAATGGTAACCCTGTTATGAATCCAAAAACTGGAAAGCAAAAAACAAAAAGCGTTAAAAGTTTTCCGTTCACTAATTTTGGAACTGTTGCGGACCCGAACGCGGTAAGTGCGTATATTGACGCGATACCGACAGGTACGCAGCGTGCATACTTTTTAAAGGGGATGGACACCGACGCATTCCAAAAAATGGGCGTGCCTCGCGTTTCAGACGCTCGACTTGCCGCGGCGGACCCAAATCAGATTGGCATGGACTGGGGAACGGTTGGCTACCGAGGCTTTACGCCAGACCTTGAGCGCGGACTATACCCAACGACACCCGCTCAAAGCACCACATATGACACTGGGATCGGCAAAGTCGGCCAAGCTGACACGTTTATTGAGGGGTCACGCGGCATTCCAGCTAACCTTTTATACCGCGATTTAGCAGAGGCCCAGCGAGCCAAAGGCACTGGCGGCGGGCTGTTGATGAACAGCGCCGACTACAAGGCTTACGAGATGAGTCCCAAGAGGGCCAAGCAAACAATTGACGACTTGGCAGTTGAGACTGTTGACACATTTTTGGAAATAGAAAAGCGCGGCGGTCGCGGTGACGCATTGCGGTATGCGCGAGATATTCTGTCTGGCGGCAAAGTCACAGGCGCAATGGTCGAGGCCGCCCGCAAAGCAAACGCGCCGACGTGGGTAATCGCGGCAATGGCAACATCTGCTGGCCTTTCGGCGGCTAATCAGCCCACACAGCGCCCCGGCCTACTCTCAGACATATAAACGTGGTATCAATGACAAACGCAACGCAAAGAGGCCCACATGCCAATCACAACGTACACTGAGCTAAAGAGCGCGGTCGCTGACTGGCTACTGCGCGACGACCTGACTGCGGTGCTGCCGTCGTTCATTTCGCTGGCGGAGGCTGGCCTAAATCGGCAGGCGCGTCACTGGCGCATGGAAAGGCGATCCACTGCGACGCTCGACAGCCAATACAGCGCGCTGCCAGCAGACTTCCTGCAGCCGATTCGGCTGTCGCTAACGAGCGGCACGACGTTTGAGCTTGAGCTGGCCAGCCAAGCCGACATTGTTGACATGCGGTCACTGGCAGCCAACAACACTGGCCGCCCCCGCTACTACGCGCTGACTGCGGGCGAAATTGAAGTATTCCCGACGCCGGGTGACAACTACACGCTGGAATTGGCATACGTCGCCCGTGTGCCAGCACTTAGCGACAGCAACGCCGGCAACTGGCTGCTGACATACTACCCAGACGCGTATCTGTATGGTACATTGCTGCAAGCTGCGCCGTATCTGAAAGACGACGAGCGCGTCGGCTTGTGGAAGTCGATGTATGATGGCGCGGTTGCGGGCATTATTGCCGACGGCGAGCGGGCAAAATTTGGAGGCTCTGGCCTTCGCGTGAAAATTCGGAGTTACTGACATGCCATTTTCGAACACTTACGAAACAATCGTGCTGAAATATGCATTCAACGCCGACAGCGTGACGCGGCCAACGGCGTGGTATCTGGGGCTGTTTACGGCTGACCCATCCAGCGGCACAGAAATCAGCGGCAGCGGCTACACGCGCAAGGCGGTCACATTCACTGTAACTGGCGACACTGCGACCAACTCTGGCGCAGTTGAATTTCCCGTGGCTACTGCCAGTTGGGGAACGATCAGCCACGTCGCAATCTTTGACGCGGCCACGACCGGCAACCAGATCGCATACGCGGCACTGACGACATCCAAGGCCATTGGCGTTGACGACATCCTGCGCTTCCCAGTCGGCGAAGTTGACGTCACACTAAGTTAAGGACAGATCATGGTAACCCTCGCAAACAGAGCCAAAGTAGCCACGGCCACCACTGGCACTGGAACCATCACGCTGGGCGCTGCCGACGTCGGCTACCAGACATTTGCCGACGCAGGCGTGTCAAACGCCGACGTCGTCCGCTACACAATTGAGGATGGCTCGGCATGGGAGATCGGCACTGGCACGTATACGGCGTCTGGGGCGACTTTGACGCGCACGCTGACCGAGAGCAGCACAGGATCACTCCTGTCACTCACGGGGGGCGCTCTGGTGTTTATCACGGCGGCGGCGGCGGACATTGTTCAGCCTAATACCAGCCCTACATTTGTTGATCTTACTTTATCCGATACACAGCCCTTGTTTACGCTGGTTGACACGGACGGAACAGAACAGAAGTCGCACATTGTTCAAGCTGGCAACAACATGCTTATCCGTTCGCGCGACGATGCGGCAGATGGTATTATCACCTTGCAAGGTTATGGCGGTGCTTCGGGGACAAACCGTTTGAAGGTTAAAGCTAACGGCGATATCGTTTTCTATGACGCTGCTGGTTCGGCTGAAGACTTTATCTGGGATGCTTCGGCTTCTAGCCTGACCCTTGCTGGCGATGTGAATATCGGGGATGACTTGTTCCTCACTGGTCCTAGTCCAACAATAACCCTAACTGACAACGATACTGTTAGTGAGTACACCGTCCTGCGAAATGTAAGTGGGGCCACTTACTTAGAGACTCGCAACGGGGCTGTTGATGGGCAATTAATCATTCGGGGTTTGGGCGGTTCAGTAGCTAATGAGTTCGCACGATTTAATGCTTCAGGCAACTTTGGTATTGGCACAAACAACCCATTAGAGAAGCTGTCAGTCACAGGTAATATCACAGCTACTGGCAGCGGCACTTTTACAGGCGCAGATGTCATCGGAAACGACCAGCCACTGACCTTCACTGGTCTTAACGCGACAACTACTGGCGGCATGACGTTCAATACCAGCACTGCTGTGAATGTAGCTAAGATTGACGCCACTGGCGCTGGCGACATCACACTCGACGCCGACCCAACTAACGTGCTGGCCAACTCATCTGTCCACCTGAAGGTAGACGGGGCCAATCAATTGGTCTGCTGGTCGTCAGGCTTAACCTCGGTCACTGGGAGGCTCGACATCTCAGAGGACGTTACTATCGGAGATGACTTGTTCCTCACTGGTCCTAATCCAACTATCTTTATGAACGATACTGACGGAACAGACCAGCAGACGCAAATAATCGTATCGGGTGGGGCAACATATTTCAGAGCTAGGAACGGAGCATCCAATGGGTCGTTTATATTCCAAGGTTACGGCGGAGGGTCAGCAACCGAGTTTGTAAAGTTCGTTTCTAATGGTCGCGTTGGTATTAACGAGGCGAACCCTTCACAAGCGTTAGAGGTGAACGGGGCAATTGTGGCCCAAACAGGCATTTTCCTTGGTGGGGAGGCCACAGCCAATCGGTTAGACGACTATGAAGAAGGCACTTATACAGTCGGCTTTGAGGATAGTTCTTCCAACGCATCAAGCACCACAGGGACAGGCACCTACACTAAGATAGGTAATGTGGTTGTTGTGGCCTTTGCTATTACGAACATTGACACAACGGGTCTTACGGCATCGGACTTTTTAAGGGTCACAGGGCTGCCCTTCACAGTAAACTCGACAAAACGTGCAATTGGCAGCCTCCAAGCACATAGCGTCACAAGTAGCACAGGTGCGTACATGGAAGCGGTTACAAATCAAACATTTTTGCGCTTGAGAAACAATGTGAGTGGTGCAAATTCTGTCATTAAAAAAGTCCAAGACTGCACATCAGCAGCGGCTGACTTTTACGGAAGCATAACCTACTCAGTGACCTAAAGGAGGCCATCATGGCACTTACAGAAGAAACCATCCAAGACAAGATCGAGATCGTAGGCGAGTTCAAGAACATCCAAGTGAGGACAGCTACGGTTATCAAGCGCGATGGCGTAGAGATCAGCCGTAGCTTCTCACGCCATGTAGTAGCACCAGACGCTGACATCACAGGTGAGAGCGCAGAAGTACAAGCTATCGCTAGTGCAGTACACACCCCTAGCGTTAAAGCTGCTTTCGATTTACAACGTGCGGCCCAAGCACAGGAAGAGTAAGCTATGTTGGGCTTTACCCCACTAGCGTCATCGCCGCTCGCCGCCAGTGGCGCTAAGTGGCGCAACGCCGCAGTCGCAATCTTTGCCACGGCCACGGCAGTCGCGGCCGCGACTGCCGTCCGTGTTGCGTCTGCGTCCGCCGCCGTGCTGGCCACGACGTCAGCCAACACCACCCGCGCCCGTTTGGCGATTGCGGCGTCTGCGGCGTCTGCGGCGGCTTCCGCTGACACGCTCCGCGTCCGCGCGTCTGCGGGTGCATCTCAGATAACGGCCACGGCTTCGGCGGCGGCCAGCACTATTCAAGTTGCGCGCGCCGCCGCCGCCGTGACGGCGACTATGACGGCCCGCGTACACCTTATTTTGTCGGCTGGCGCGGCTGCGTCAATTCATGCTATAGTGCAAGCAAATGCGCGATATAAGTGGGAACCGCAGCCGATCACGCCAGAAAACTGGACGCCCGCATCGGTAGCGAGTGACACTTGGACACCAGCGGCCATTGCCGCAGAGACTTGGACGCCAGCGGCGACGGCGGACGACACTTGGACACCAGCGGCAGTTGCCGCAGACAATTGGACGGAACAGTAAATGACCACTTTTGTATATAGCCTACCCGTTGTAAACGGCAGCGAGGACACTTGGGGGGCAACGCTCAATACCAATTGGACAAACATTGGCGCATTCATCGGCTCGCTTGATAGCGCGGAGCTGGCCAAGCTGGACGGGCTGACCGCATCGACGGCTGAGTTGAACTACACCGACGGCGTGACGTCCGCAATCCAGACGCAGCTAAATGCTAAAGCACCTCTGGCCAGCCCTGACTTCACGGGAACCGTTGGCATTGGCGCAAACTGGACTGTCACGCAGTCTGGCACTGACCTAAAATTTGCCTACGATGGCACTGACCGCATGAAGTTGGACTCGTCCGGCAATTTAACGGTAGAAGGTAACGTGACCGCCTACGGGAGTGCCTAAATGACAACCCCGACCGGCATTATAACGCTGCAAGACGTTCAGAACGAATTTGGCGGGGCGCATGCCATTGGCCTTAACGAATACTACGACCTCGCGTCTGGGATACCGGCGTCTGGCGCAATTTCTATGGACAACCTGCGCGGGAAACAGTTTCTCGTTTCGGAGACTTTGACCAGCAGCCAGACGTGGACGCCAAAGCCAAACTTGGCGAGCTTTATCCACATATTCTGTTTTGGCGCAGGCGGATCGGGCGGGTCAGCTGAGCCAGATACCGCATCGGGCCTATTCAACCCCGCAGGAAACTGCTCGGCGTCAGGCGGCGGTGCGGGCGGATACGCATATTCTAAGATTGCGGCGTCCGCTGCCGGAAGCACGACAGTCGTCATCGGTGTTGGCGGTGCGGGGGTCCAAAGTCCGTATAACCATTTTCAGTTTGGGAACGACGGCACTGCGACTACATTTACGGGATCAGGTCTGACAATGTCTTGCGAAGGCGGACAAGGTGGCAGGGCTTCCGAGACATCAAACGTAGGTACAGATTACAACTTTAGTGCTGGCGCGCTTGGCGGTGCCGGTTCTGGCGGTAACGTGCTAAATAAAAATGGGGGCGACTCAGGGTCATCCGTTTCTGATAATGCTGGGACTGAGGCATCTAGCTCGTCTGGCGGAGGTTGCCCCGTAATTGATGAAAAGTCAGGGACGAGTGCCAACACAGGAAACTTTCAGACCTCTGAGGGCGCAAAGGTTAGTGATAACGGGACTTGGCCGACCTACCTATCCACCTACCAGATAGGGCGCGCACAAGCCGCTTTACTTAGCGCCACCAACACAACGCTAGACGGCACAGAAGGATCGCGTATCGGCAACTCTTTAGATGCTACGTTCGCCGCTGGCTCTGGTGGCGCGTCTCGCGGAACACATACTAGCGGACGCGGCGGCCACGGCCTCGTCTATATCGTGTACGAAATTTAAGGATCACACCATGCCGCTAGTCGAATTAACGCCGCCATCGGGATTCCGAAATCACGGCACTGACTTGCAGTCCGAAGGACGCTGGCACGACGGTAGTCTTGTGCGTTGGCATGAGGGTTCAATGCGCCCCGTCGGCGGCTGGGTGGACCGCACGGGCGACGTGGAATACGCAGCGCCGCCGCGTGGGATGCTGGCGTGGCAGGACAACACGACCAACCGTTGGATTGCCGCAGGGACGTACAACAAGTTGTACGCGACGACATCCGGCGGAGGTACGTTCGACATCACGCCCGCAGGATTTACGTCTGGAGCCGAAACGGCGTCGGTAAACACCGGCTACGGCGGCGGGCCATACGGTACATCATTCTATGGACAAACCAGACCCGACAGCGGCAATTACGGCGAAGCCACAACGTGGTCAATGGACAGCTATGGCCAGTATTTGGTAGCCTGCAGCAATGCCGACGGCAAATTGTACGAGTGGCAATTAAACACCGGCACACCAGCCGCGCAGATTGCAAACTCGCCCATCAATTGCAGTGGGCTGGTCGTGACTGGCGAGCGGTTTATCTTTGCACTGGGCGCTGGCGGCGTTAAAAATAAAGTTGCTTGGTGCGACTTTGAAAATAACACGCAGTGGACCCCATCCAGCACCAATCAGGCGGGCGACGTGACGTTGCAGACCAGCGGCCAGATCATGGCTGCCGTCGCGGCACAGGGCCAGACAATTATCGTAACCGATCAAGACGCACACCGTGCGGTATACCAAGGCCCCCCATTTATTTACCAATTTGAGCGCGTTGGCGCGGCTTGTGGCGCAGTTGCTCGTAAGGTGGTCGTGGACACGCCCGCCGGAGTTTTCTGGATGGGCCAGCAGAATTTCTTTAGATACGATGGGTCAACTGTATCAGAGGTTCCGTGCGACGTATTTGACGCGGTATTCAGTGACATGAACCCCGCCCAGATCAGCAAGAGCTGGGGTGTGCCGAACGGCCAAAACGGTGAGGTCTGGTGGTTCTATTGCAGCGCCGACGCGACCGAGATCGACAGCTACGTGGCATATGATTACCACGACAACCACTGGCTGATTGGCAAACTGCCACGCACCGCCGGGGTTGATCGTGGCGTATTCCGCGCGCCGATTATGGCGAGCGACGCTGGCCGGATATACAACCACGAAACTGGGTTCAACTATGAGGCCCAGACTGTCTACGCTCAATCTGGGCCGTTTAAGATCGGCGCGGGCGACAACCTCGCCGTCGTCACCAACTTAATCCCGGACGAGCTGTCACTTGGCAGCGTCACGACTACGTTCAAGACGCGCAGCTATCCAAACTCTGCGGAGGCATCACACGGGCCATATACGCTGACAGAACCGACCAGTGTCCGGTTTCAGGGCCGACAAATCCGCATGAGGGTTGACGCAGTTGACGGTGACTGGCGCGTCGGCAAGTTTAGATTTGACGCCAAGGCGGGTGGCCGCAGATGAGCGGACGCGCACCGCCACCCTTTGGCCCAGACTGGAAGACTTGGGGCCGACAACTGACTACGTGGTTGGGCCAGTCGCTGCCCAACTTGCAGTGGTTTACTGGCAATGAGACTGCCGCCCAAAATGGCACGCTGCTCTGGAACGAGACCGCATCTTACCCAGTTGTGTCCAAGAGCGGCGCGTTCCGGCAGGTCGTCGTCGAGGGTGGCGACGCGCAGCTATCCATCACGTCTGACGTCACGGCGGCAGCAATAAACACGGCATACCCGCTGACGTTCACGCTCAATACCGGTCAATTCATTTCGCTTGGGTCGCCCACATCGCGCATTGTGTTCGCGGAGGCTGGACACTATTCCGTCTCGTTTGCGGCGCAGACTAGCAGCACGTCGGGCAGCACAGTCAACTTTTACTTTTGGCCACGCATTAACGGCACAGACGTCGCCGGTGCGACGGTCAGGAACGCGCTGCACCAGAACGGCGCGACGACCCTGTCTGGTCGCACGGCGTTCTTTGACGTTGCCGCCGGAGACTACCTTGAGGCCATGTGGGCTGTGTCCAATACAGCCGGACATCTTGAAGCCACGGCGGCGTCTGCGTTTGCGCCTGCGGCTCCCGCTGCTACATTGTCTATAATCAGGGTGCATGGGTGACATATATGGGCAAAAATGATAAGGTCACATTATCTTACGTGCCGATCAGCGAGTTGGACAAGTGGTGGCCGGTGGCCTCACCAATGATTGAGCTGGCGCGCAAGCGATACGACAGCCAGTATGGGCTGGACGACGTCAAGGATGCAATTGCAAACGGCAAGGCAGTGTTATGGTTAATTATGGTGGGGTCAAAGCCCCGCGCGGCGATGACTACCAGCGAAGACCAGTACCCGCGCCGCAAGGTTTTGTGTATTGAGTTGCTGGGCGGAGACGCTGCGGAGGACTGGGCAGAGGATGCCGTCGGCGAACTGGCGAGGGTGGCAAGGGCCGCCGGATATGACGCTATTGAGACCAAAGCCCGGCGCGGCTGGTCAAAGATGGCAGGAAAATACAACTTTCGGCCCGTTCATGTGGCCTACGAAATGGAGCTAAACGATGGGACAAGGTAAAAGCACAACGACACAGGCATCGACTGGGCCGGGCGTCGAGGCTTACAACGAGTTTGCGGCCCCGGCGGCGACAGCCTTGGCAAACACTGAGTTTACCCCATACACGGGGTCGTTTGCGCCGGGCATGAGCGATTACACCACGCAAGCTGGCCAGCTATACGGCGACATCGCCCAAATGGGCCAGATGACGCCACAAGATTACGCTGCGCGCACGCAAGCAAACATGAACCCATATCAATCTAACGTGATTGACACGTCGCTTGCCCGCATGGGTCGGCAACAGGAACAGGCGCGCACTGCGAGCGAAGCCAACATGATTGGCTCTGGCGCATTTGGTGGCGGTGGTCGCCGCGCCGTATACGAGGCTGAATTTGACACTGGCAACCTTGCCAACCAAAACCAGCTAATCGCCCAGATGATGCAGCAGGGCTACGGTCAGGCGCAGGCGCAGACAATGGCGCAAATTCAGCAGCAACAGGGCGCACTTGGCGCTGGCGCTGCTGGATTGTCCGGCGTTGGCGCGACTGACACGGCGTTGCAGGGCGCGCAGTTGGCTGGCGATTACGGCGAGTTTATGCGTCAGCAAGATGACCCATACAACAGGCTAAACGCCTTTACCGCCTTGGCGTCCGGTTCGCCAACTGGGGCGACGTCAACTGACACGCGCCAGCCCGGCCTGTTTGAGTATTTAACTGCGGCGGCAGGGATGGCCTCGTAATGGACTACCGCGCGCTGGCATCACAGATAGCGCAGCAAGAGGGCGTGCCGACCGACCTATTCTTGCGGCTGGTTAATCAGGAAAGCCGCTTTCGGCCAAACGCGGTAAGCGAGGCTGGCGCAATGGGCTTGGCTCAGTTGATGCCTGGAACGGCGCGCGACCTTGGGGTTGACCCTAATGACCCCGTGCAAAACCTGACTGGCGGCGCACGTTATCTTCGGCAGCAACTTGACGCCTTTGGCACGCCAGAGCTGGCATTGGCCGCATACAACGCTGGCCCCAGCAATGTGCGCAAGTACGGCGGCATTCCACCGTTCAAAGAAACGCAAAATTACGTGTCAACTATCCTTGGCACCGGCGCAGACGCGATGGCCGCGCTTGGACGACAATCAAACACAGGAGGCCAGCGGATGGCTATGCAACCGACACAGCGCCAAGGCATCCTCGGCGCGCTAGGAATACAGAAGCAGGACCGCAACGCGCAAGGCGACACGGCGCTGCCATTCTACCAGCGCGATGACTTCAAGGACACGATGGGCAAGCTGGCCGTTGGCTTCAACAGCCTCACGTTGCGACCGGATCAAAACCTTGCCGCCAACGTCAGGGCAAACCGTCAAGAGCGTCAGACGAATCAAACACGAAACAAAACAGTCGAGTATCTCCGGGCCAATGGCCGCGCTGACTTGGCGAGCATGGTTGAAAAGGGCATGATTAGCGCCCAAGACGCGGCTGCGCAATTACTAGCGAAGCCGAAAGATAACAGCACTGCGGCAATGCAGAATTATGCCGAATATCAGCGCATTCTTGCGTCGGATGGACCGGAGGCAGCGAAAGAGTTTTTGGCAATGAGCCGCAGCGGAACCACAATTAACACCGGAGACGTCGGGGGCGGAAATTACCTTTATGGCGCAAAGGCTGGCTTGGCACCGGGGTATCGCCTTGACGTCATCACGGGTGAGGCGAGCGTCATCCCCGGCGGGCCTGTAGCGGTAGCGGAAGCGGAAGCGGCGAGGGCGCAAGCTGCGCGGGATGCAGCAGGAAGCACAACAGACGAAACCCGCAATTTCATCGTGGGGCGTGACGTCGATAGGCTTGTTGACATGATTGACTCTGCCAGCACATTTGACCTTCCAGAGGCGGGCGTTGTGGGCAATCGTCTGGCTCAATTTGGCTTGAACCAAGAGGCTGTAACTTTCAGTAATACACTGGAGGGCTTACAAGGCCAGATCGGTTTTGAAAGGTTGCAACAAATGCGTGATGAGTCCAAAACGGGCGGCGCTCTTGGCGCGATTAACACGCAAGAGCTTAATTTGCTGATCGGCACCCTTGGTGCGATCAAGCAAGACACAGAACCAAAGGTTTTGCGTGCCAACTTGCTCGACATTAAACGCATTATGACTAAAATTGAAAACGACCCAATCGCAAGCTCGTTTTATTACGGCGGCGGGCAAGGATTACCCGCAGGCGACGGTTTCAGCGTAACAGGGCAGACTGACTAATGGGCAAATTCCAAATAATGACGCCAGGCGGCTATGAAGTCGAGGTATCTGCGGCAAATAAAGATGATGCGCTAACGACAGCGCGAGCCAATTGGCAGACAATGCCACGAATTATTGGCCGGAATGGCGATACGCGGGTATTTGAGACATCAAGCGGGCAGAAATATCTTGTTAGTCCAGGATTTAGCACAAGCGACTCCGCGGATATCAAAGACGCATTGGCGGGCATGACAGCAGGCGATATTTCTAAACGGTCAATTGACCAAGGAGTGCTGGCGCAGCGCCCATATTTAGCGCGTGCGGGCGAGGTTCTTCGCGGTTCAATTGCTGGCTCTTATTTAGATGAGGGGCTGGGCGCGGTTCTTGGCGAAGGCGCTAAACTTGACGCGCGGGCATTATCCGGCGCAATGCAGCGACAACATCCAGGACAGACTTTGGGGCTTAATCTTGCCGGTGGCTTGACTGAGGCGGCAATTTTAGCGGCTGCGGCACCATTTAAGGCGGCTGGATTGCTTGCAAATGTTACAGGGTCGGGGCGCAGAGCGTCACAGGTTGCCAGAGCGGCTGGCGCTGGTGCAGCGGCTGGCGCAGGCACCGGTGCGATTTATGGCTACGGCGAAGGAACCACGCCGGAAACGCGTGCGCAATCGGCGGGCCAGGGCGCGGCAGTTGGCGCGGCATTTGGCACTGCCATCGGCGGCGCGACGCCAATTGTTGCCGAAGCGGCATCAAACTTGATAGGTCGGTTCCGCCGCAGTGACGTTGACCAGATAGCTAAATTATTGGGCGTATCTAAAGACGCGGCCAAGGTGATTAGAAATACATTTGACGAGGGTGGCGACATGCAGGCGGCAGTTGCGGCGCTTGACCGCGCTGGTAGCGAGGCAATGCTTGCTGATGCTGGCCCAGCGGCTCAAGCGCTACTTGACGCTGCGGGGCAATCGGGCGGCAATGCGGGGGCAACGGTTCGCGACGCAATCAAAGACAGAATGACGCGAAGCGGGACAAACGTAATTGCCGCGCTTAACCGAGCATTGGGTGAAGCTGATGATCCAGAGGCACTGCGCAGGGGCATTATCCAAGGTTCTGCTGCCGAGCGTCAGGCAGCATACGACGCGGCGTTTGGTAAAGAAATAGATTGGTTTTCGCCTGCTGGGGCGGAGTTGCGGGCCTTGCTTGAGACAACACCGCCAGAAGTTTTGACTCGTGCGGCAAGAAATGCACGAATGGGTGCCAGAGCTTCCAGCACTTTCCCAGATTATTCCGATGATTTTGCGCCGGAAATAACATTTCCAAGCGGTCAGGCGGGCAGGAATGCCGCGCAGGAGGCTGAGGCAAAAGAGGTCTCCGACTTCTTTGAGGCATTGAATGCGTCAAGCGGCGGCTCTAAGAAGCCGTTTACGGCGCAAATAAAGAGAATGGGTGGGATTGATCCAACTGGCGTGGCTGCCGAGGAATTGCGTCGGCGCGGCGTAACAAGTCAAACTCACCCCGCGTTGTTTAAGGTTGGCGGAATGAAGGAGGTTGATAACCTCGTTGCAGATGAGTTGTTTGACGGCCTTTCGCCCAGTGACAGATATGCTGACCCGGAAGACATTTACACTGCACTGGCAAGTGAGGGGCGTGGCGTTCCGATTAATTCGGTTGGCAATGCCGGTGACAGGGCGGACTATCTTGAGCTACTTAGCCTTGAGCCGGAATATATTGCAAGGCGCGAGGCGCTTGGCGCTGCTGATGCGGCTCAACGCGATCTGCCAAACGCGCCGCCAGCGCCGTCTAATCCGTACCCCGTCCAGACAGTTAGTGACGTTGACCAGATTAAGCGTTCGCTTGACGAGATTTATCGCACCAACGACGGGCAAGGGGTTTTGGGCGGTCAGACAGACTTTGGTCGGCTGGCTGGTCAGCGGGCGACTGAAACTCGCGACTTGCTGAAAGAGGCGGTCCCAGAATATGGGAATGCCTTGAATGTGGCGTCAGACCCCATATCGCGCGCAAACGCGGTTAAATTTGGCACTAAGATATTGCAGCCAAACACGTCGCGGGACGAAGTGAGCGAATTTGCAAGGCGGGCGTCACCCCCAGAGATTTATGCAGCGCAATCAGGGTTGCGCGGTCAAATTGATGAGATTGTTGCGAATGTTCGTGCTATTCCGTCAGACCCAAATATGGATGCCCGGCAGGCATTATCCGCTCTTTCATCTATGAGTAGCGACAGCGCAAGAACGAAAATGGCATTGATCCTTGGCGACGAAGCGGAGGCTTTATTTGCGCAACTTGATGAGGCCGCCCAGTCGGCAACGGTACGCGCGGCAATGGCTATGAATAGCAAAACATTTGGGCGCGGCGCAATTGATAGAACGGTTGGTGAAATTTCAAGCGGCGGCATTATTTCCGAGGCGGCACGCGGCGAGCCTATAAACACCACAAAGCGGCTAATTCAAGCTGTCACGGGGCAAACTGATGAGTATACAGCAACGCGACGACAGGCTATATACGGCGACATTGCGAGGGCGTTGACACAGGCGCGTGGCGACGACGCGCGTGTGGCATTGGCTGTGTTGAATAAAGCCATGCAGGGGCAGGAGTTGACCGCGTCGCAGACCGATCAACTTGCAAGGACTATGTCAGCCGCATTGGCTGGCGGACTGGGCGGCGCGGCGGCACGGGGCGCGGCAACGGAAGCAACGCGCCTTGAAAATCAGCAAAGGCCATACAACCCGCTGCGAATGACAATAGATGAAACGACAGGCCGATAGGGATCACGATGAAAAACGATTACAAGATCAACGAAGATGAAATTCGTGACATCATCGACATTGAAGTCGAAGACGATATCGACGACGACATTGACGATGGCCCGCAGCCGCTTACCAGTGACCAGATTGAGGGCATAATCAGCACTGCGATTGGCGACGCAATTGACTTCATTGAAAGCGACATATCGGAGGATCGCCTTCGGGCGCAGCGGTATTTTGAGGGCAAGACTGACTTGGGCCATGAAGACGGGCGCAGCAAGGTCGTCGCCACGAAGGTCCGCGACACCATTCGATCAATCAAGCCGTCGTTGATGCGTATCTTCCTGTCGTCTGGACGCTACGTTGAGTACGTCCCGCGCGGCCCAGAAGACGTGCAGATGGCCGAACAGGCCACCGCGTACATGCACTATAAGCTAGAGGAGCTTAACGGCTTCAAGCTGCTGTCTGACGTGTTTCACGATGCATTGGTCAAGAAGACAGGCATTCTAAAGGTTTACTACGAAGACTACGACAAATCGGAAATCCACACGTTTACCGGATTGAGCGACAATCAATACATGGCGATTATGATCGACCAAGACATTGAAGTTCTGGAACACTCTGAGACAGTCGAGCAATCGGGCGGCGAGATTGACGGCATGCAGATGCCAGAGACCGAGACGCGCACGCACGACATAAAGATCATGCGCCGGGCCAGCACTGGCGACTTGTGCGTCGTGTCCGTTCCTCCAGAGGACTTCTTTATCGACAGCAACGCGCGCTCAATTGACGACTGCTACGTCTGCGGCCACCGCACTGACATGCGCGTCGGCGATCTTGTCGAAATGGGCTTTGAGTTTGATGACGTCGCCGACCTTGGCGGCAGCACTGACAGCAGCAACTCGACCGCGCAGTTAGAAGACGACGAGCGACGCGGATACTCGACAAATTACGACGACGACGAAAACTCTGCCGATCCGTCAATGCGCAAGGTCATGGTTACAGACGCCTACATGCGGATGGACGTCGATGGTACGGGCGTGCCGATCCTGCACCACTTCATACTTGGCGGCGGCGCTTACAAGGTTCTGTCTGTCGAGGCGTGCGACCAAATCCCGTTTGCCATCTTTGAGGTGTCGCCAGAGCCGCACACCTTCTTCGGCACCAGTGTGGCCGACCTAATCATGGAAGACCAAGACGCATCCACTAGCGTCCTGCGTGGCATCCTAGACAACGTGGCGATGACCAATTCGCCCCGCATTGGCGTGGTCGAGGGCCAAGTCAACATGGACGACGCGCTAAATTCAAACGAAATCGGCGGCATAATTCGTATGCGCCAGCCTGGGGCTGTCATCCCGCTGGCCGTGCCGTTTGCCGCTGGGCAGACACTGTCGGCGATGCAGTATCTCGACAGCACAATTGAGACGAAGACGGGCGTCAGCCGCGCGTCAATGGGCTTGGACCCCGACGCACTACAGTCAACCACCAGAGCCGCCGTCACAGCCACTGTGCAGGCCGCTGCGGGGCAGACTGAGGTAATGGCGCGTAACCTTGCCGAAGGCGGCATGCGACGCCTGTTCAAGCTAATGCTGGCGCTGGTCGTCAAGCACGCCGACGCGGCGCAGTTCATGAGACTGAACGGCGAATACGTTGAAGTTGATGTGCGGTCATGGGACACCGCGATGAATTTGTCCATCAACGTGGGCCTTGGCACTGGCCGCGAGGAAGAGAAAACCGCCGCGTACCGCGAGGTGCTTGGGCTACAAATGCAGGTTTACGGAGAATACGGACCAGAGAACGGCGTCGTGTCCCTCGTCAACATCCGCAACACAGTCGCCGACATGATGGCGTCGGTCGGCATCCGCAACAGCGAGCGGTTCTTTAAGCCAATTACGGCAGAATACGAGCAGCAACTTGCCATGCAGCGGCAACAGCAGGCCCAAATGCAGCAACAGCAAGGCCCGCAAGACGCGCAGGCGATGGCATTCATGCAAGCCGAGCAGCTAAAGTCGCAGACCAAGGCGCAAAGCGACGCGATGCGGATACAGCTTGACGCGCAGAAGGCGCTGATGAAAGATGACTTTGACCGCGATAAAATGTATCAAGACATGATACAGAAGAATGCGGAAATCGAAGGCAAATTCGGCCTGCAAGTCAACGAGCAGCAAATCCGCGCGGAACAAGAACGCCAGCGCATGATGATGCAGCAACAGAGATAACGGAGAATACTGATGGACGCGAACGCAAAGGCCAGCAGGGCGGCGAGTATTCTTCAAGATTTGGTGTTCATGGAGGCCATTAGTGTGGTAAAAGGATACCACGTTGACGTGTTTCTTGAACATAGTTCAACACCAGAGGAAATCATGGAAGCGCACCGGGCTGTCCGGTCGCTCACGCTCGTACAGGGGCAACTGCAATCGTTTGTAGACGACGGCAGACTCCTAGAGCGAAAACAGAAGGATCGGCAACGTGGACAACACGCCTGACCCCGGCTCAATAGAGGCCGTTGCGGCGTCGATTATCGATACCCCACTTGAAGAAAGTGAAGTATCGCTAGCCGACGAAAACGAAGAAGACACAGCGGCAGACGAACCCGAATTGGAGGCTGACGAGGCTGACGATGAGGATTACGCGACCGACGCAGATGATGCGCCGGACGACGAGTATGACGACCAAGAGGAAGTCGAGGAGGCACAAGAGGAGCTTGCACCTAGCATGTACACCGTCAAGGTGGATGGCAAGACACAGCAAGTGACACTCGACGAGCTGACCCGTGGCTATTCAGGGCAGACATACATTCAGCAGGGAATGGATCAACTTGCGTCAGCTAAGAAGCAGATGCAGGACGAATACGGTTCCATGCAGCAAGAGCGGCAATTCTTGTCCGACCTCCGCCAGAAGGCAGAGCAAGGGCAGGCGCTAACACCCCCAAAGCCACCGTCCAAAGACCTCTTTGAGCAAGACCCCATCGGCTATATGTCTGAACGCATTAAGTACGATGAAAACCTTGCAGAGTATCAGCAGCAGGCGCAAGTCATCAATCAGATGGAACAGCGTCAGCAGGCGGAGGAAAGCCAGCGGCACAGCCAATATTTGGCGAGCCAGATGGAAGTGCTGCACCAACGCATCCCACAACTAGCGGACCCTAAACAGGCACCCGCTTACCGGGATAAAATGGTGCAAGCTGGCGTGAATTACTACGGATTTGATCCGCAGGAAATCATGGGACAAGCCGACGGTCGATACGTTGCAGCGCTACACGACGCGATGCAATGGCGACAGATGCAAGAAGCCAAAGGCCAAGTTAAGCAAAAGGCAGAAGGCATCCGAGCCGTAGTTAAACCCGGCGTCAAGCGCAACGAGCGGACGACTAACGCCCGCAAGGCCAAAGACACCGCCGCTCAGATGAGACGGACAGGTAAGGACAAAGATGTCGCAGCCTGGCTACTGACCTAAACCCACACCGCAAGGAGACACCCAATGGGCGTTACTGCAAACACAAATCAAACGTACAATTCGACCAACATCCGCGAAGACCTTCAGGATGCGTACATTTCCATTTCAAGCACCGAAACTCCGGTTCAGGCTGCACTTGGACGCAAGTCTATTTCCAGCACGTACTATGAGTGGAACACCGTGGACCTCGCAAACCCTGCCGCTAACCGCGTCAAGGAAGGCGAAGCTGCGCCAGGCAACTCTGCGCCAACAAACTCAAAGCGCATGGGTAACTACTCAACCATCTCCGACAAAGTCGTCGACGTTAGCACAACAAACGACGCCGTCAATGGCGCTGGTAACGTACAGACCATTGCGCAGCAGACAGCCTTCAAACTGAAGGAAATCAAGCGCGATATGGAGGTAATGTTGGTCTCAAATATTGCCGCCGACGCCGGTGGCGCTGACGAGGCGCGCGTGACTGCTGGCCTTCCAGCTTGGTTGCGTTCCAATGTTGACCGCTCAACTGGCACAGTCGATGGCGCCAACCCAACACTGTCCGGCACCACTGCAGGTTTCCCGAACGCAGCGGCAACTGACGGTTCCGTTCGTGCGCTGACCGAAGCAATGCTCAAGGGCGTGATCGCGTCTTGCTGGGATGCTGGCGCAGAGCCAAGCATCGTATTGTGTGGCTCCGCAGTGAAGCAGAAGATTTCTTCGGCGTTTACCGGATCGGCCACTAAGTATCAGGACATGACTGGCAAGAAAGAGCTGGTTGCTGCGATTGACGTTTACGTCAGCGATTTTGGCACCTTGACCATCATGCCGTCACGTTTCCTTGAGACGCGGACAGCAAACTCGCAGACAGTCGCCGGTCGCGACGTGTTCGTCCTTGACCCAGAGTATGCAAAGGTCTGCTTCCTGCAGAACATGAAGCAAACACCGTTGGCAAAAACTGGTCACTCTGACCGCCGTTTGATCGCCTGCGAGTGGGGGCTTCAGGTAGACCAGGAAAGCGCGCACGGGATCATCGCCGACATCGACGGCTCCCTGTAATCTAAACAAATTGGGCGTGCCGGTTATCTGGCGCGCCCAGCACTTAATGGAGAGAACACATGGCCGAAATTAAAATTACCACTGACCGCCTCCCGCAGCCTGACCGCTGCCGTGGTGCCGTCATTAGCGTGACACAGGAAAAGGCTGACCATTTGGTCGGCAAGGGTTGGGCTGAGATGCTTGAGGTCGCGCCGAAGCCAGCGCCGAAGCCTCGCGTCAAGCCACGCAAAAAGATGGAGAAATAACTTGTCACATTACGACGTCAAGGAAACGATGTACGAGCAAGACGGCAACTTGGTCGTCAACCGCTCGCAGGACGTGAAGAGCCTGATCGACGCAAACCACGAATTGAGCCTGACAGCCCCCAGCAAGCACGGCGACGCCGCGTTTCGTTTGGCGGGCCGTATTCCTCTGGTCGTTGCCGAGCAATGGTCAAAGGAATGCGGCGCTGGCGTTGGCACGAAGGCGTTTAACGAGTATGTTAAGACCAAGCTGCTGGATGGCGATTTTGCAAAATTGCGCGTGAAGGGATTTTAGAATGGCCGACGAGTTAAACACCCCAACGCACCGCTGGTATCAGCGCCGATACAACATTGCACTGAGTCCGAACGAGGTCAGCCCAAAGTGGATTCTTGCCGCCGGGATCGCAAAGATCAACGCATGGATTGCCTCGCTGGCCGGATACGCAGTCAATGGTTTTGATCCAGCCTTGGTGTTTGACTTTAAGGAAAACTACTACCGTAAGGGTTCAGAAGATTCCACACTAGCCTCAGCCGTTACTCACAGCCGTGCATCTAATGCCACTATGGTGGATAGCACTGGTACTCTTGTAACGGTAGGCAATGACGTGCCCCGTGTAGGCCACCACATCTACAATGGCTCTGCTTGGGTTAACGAGGGCATCCTCCATGAGAGTGAAGCTCGGACTAACCTTATTGAAAACTCAAACGACCTAACTGCTGCGGAATGGGGAGTCGTTGCATCTTCTAACAGCGCAAATGCTGCGGTGTCTCCTGACGGGACTTCTAACGCAAACAAAGTTGTTGCTACTACTTCCTTCAATCGTCACTTTACTTACGTTGAGAAAAACCTTCAGTCCGTGAGTGGCAGTCACTCCTTCTCTGTTTATGTGGCCGCTGCGGGTTACGGCTTTGCTACAGTTTGTGTTGGAAGTGATGGCGCACTCAATTACTATGCTGTTGTTATTGATTTGTCTAACGGCACTAAAACAGCAACCTACAGTCGGGGTACACAAACAGATAAGACATGTACAGTCGAGGCTGTAGGCTCTTACTTTCGAGTTACCATCAGTGGTGCTGGTGAGCAGTTTTACATTGTAGGTCCTGTTGACACAGGGACGTATACTACTGGCTCTTACGGCTTTAAGGAGTTTAGTGCTGACGGTACATCTGGTATCTTAGTCTATGGCGCACAGGCTGAACTAGGCTCAACCCCATCGAGCTACATCCCAACATCAGGTGCTACAGCCACCCGTGCTGCTGACTTGCTAACAGTCCCTGCGGCTAACCTACCGTATAGTTCTACTAACATGTCTATCCAGATGGCTGGTAAGATGACTTATGCTGATACTGATGGTGATAATGGTAAATTCTTTAGCTGGCATTTAGACAATTCCAACAATATTTACTCAATGCTTTCGACATACCAAGCAAGAACAGGGGCGATTTATTGGGTGCAAGAAAGCGGCAATGTGTTAGACGCTGTAACTGGACCTAATACTTCATACTCTCCTGACACCAACGTACCGTTTAACTTTGCATCACGTCACGGCTCTACGTTCCTCAACGGAGCTATAGATGGTACAGCACTAACAGCCAACACAACCCCTACAGCCCTGCCAAACCTGTCATCTACTGACTTAAACCTTGGTTTCGACTTCATGGGTATAATCGGAGAGTTCCGTATGTGGTCAGATGACATCACAGACGCTGGCATTGCGGAGGCATCAACATGATAGAAGAAGTAGAAGCACCAAAGACTGACTTTTATCTCAAGTTGGCATCTGAGGCGTCTATGCCATCAGTGTTGTCCGCCTTTTACGATGATGAAGGTGGGTTGGTGAGTAACACCGCAGACTACGCTATCGACGTAGTAGGGGTCTTACAGGAGCCTACAGGCGTTATCATCTCAGGTGACGATGGTATGGAGTATCCTGAGATGGTTGCCTTAGATGGCTGGCACGTCAACCTGCGACTGTCAGGTGACGGCAGGCGGGCCGACGCAGAGGCGCTGGTGGTTTACACTGTAGACCCTTCGCCAGCAACGCCATCAAGGGTTTGGCTGTGATGGCCGAAGATCATGGTCGCTTGGAGCGGATTGAGGCAAAGCTTGACAGCGTGGGGGAGGCGCTCGTCGCGTTGGCCCGCCTGGACGAGCGAATGATCACCCTGTTTAGGCGGATGCAGACCTTAGATGACCAGCAGAGCGATCAATCCAATCGTTTGGTCAAGCTGGAAGGCAACGTCGGATCAAACGGCGCAAGCCTGCGATTTGCGGAGCGTTGTTTTTGGATCGTGCTTGCGGCGGTCGTCACGTTTGCGTTCAAGGGAGGGCTTTAATGACTGAAAATAAAGTAGTATTTGGTGCGCTTGTCAGCGTTATAGTTGCCCTGTTGTCGTGGAATATTAGCACGACAAATGAGCTTCAGCTTCAGGTGCAGCGCCTTGAAATCATCTTGCTGAATGACGCATTTACAAAGTAAGGTATCGACATGAGATCATATTCGCAAAGAAGCCTGACTAGCTTGAACGGCGTTCACCCCGACCTGCGCCGCGTCATTGACCGCGCACTGCAAGACGGCCCGCTGGATTTTGCTGTGATTGAGGGCTTGCGCACTAGGAAACGGCAAGAGCAACTGGTCGCGTCCGGCGCATCTCAGACAATGAACAGCCGCCACCTGACTGGACACGCAGTGGACCTGCTGCCGATTGACCCGACCACGGGCAGGGGCGAGTTTGCTTGGCCGCTGTATGACCAGCTTGGGCCAGCGGTTAAGACGGCAGCGAAGAAAGAGGGCGTCCCGATTGTGTGGGGCGGCGACTGGACTTCATTCAAGGACGGCCCGCATTTTGAATTGGATCGCCGCGTTTACGACAACAGCAAGTGGTCTACGTCAGAGCTGCCCGCACAGGGACGCTCCAGCGTAACACAGAGCGGCACGGTGCGCGCGTCGGCGGTCACAGTGGCTTCTGGCGCAGGTAGCGCCGTGGCGGCCCTGTCAGCGCTCGACAGCGTGGCGCAGTACATTGTGCTGGCCTTTGCTGGCGTGGCCGTGCTGGCTGGCATCTGGATTATGCGCGAGCGGCTGCGAAAGTGGGCAGGTGGCGACCGATGACCATGCGCCTGCAATTATACATATTTGTCGGGCTGGCCTTCGTCGCTGGCCTGTTGCGCTGGCGGTCGGTATACGCTGACGCAAAATTAGCAGAGCTAGACAAGCGGATCGCGTCTGATAGATTGGACGCAGCACTGCGCAAAATGGAGATCGACCATGAAATCGAGACATTGGGCGACGTTGGCCTTGGGGAGCGTGCTGCTAAGTGGCTGCGCCCAGACGCCGACAAACGGTAACTATTGCGATCTGGCTCGGCCATTGCAGTTTGAAAGCCAGCAAACCATCGACACGCTGATGGCCCAGGATCGCGGGCTGCTAGTTGGCATTGTGGTCAACAACGAAACCTGGGATCAATTCTGTAAATGATTGCCCGCCGCGCTACCAACATCGGGCGCGCGGGCGAGTTTTTCGTCTGCCACTTGTTAGAGCGTGCGAACTGCGAGGCCACTAGATCGGACGGACGGTTTGACGTGATTGCGCTGCGGCCTGACGGCACGCTGGCGTCGGTCGAGGTTAAAACATGCGCCACAATTTCGCACACGGGCCGCGTGCGGTTTAATGTCGGCGCGTCAAAAGCCGACTGGTGGGGCCTTTACGCGCTGCCGCTCGGTCTGGTTTTATTTATGCGCGGCGACGATGCCAGACTAAACTGCAAGCACATGACGCTCCGGACGGCAGACTTTACGCCCGCCGCCCAATCTGCGTCGTTGCGAGAGTTAGCTGTAGGTCATTTCTGATGCCAATGCCAGATATCCACACGCATCCACAAAGTTGTCGCTGTGTTCTTTGTTTGACGCTGCGCGGGCGTGCTTGAACAACGACATCATCATTGCCACATCGTATGCGTCCAGCGGGCCGTCGTCGCGGTGGATCATCCACCATTCCCACAGCGCCGCGATGCTAGCGAAGCTGTCTTCTGCGTCGCCATGTGTCGCGGCGCGATCATGGGTGACGCATTGCTCGGCTTGCTTTAAAACTGTTGATCTGTCCATTTTGTGCTGTTCCTCATTTTGCGTTGTTGGTATTGGGTTGACGTGGGGCGAATATCTCAACCTTGGTTGATGTTGGTGCGCTTGCTGGTTACTGCGCTACAGTCCGATTTCTAAGCCCGCCCGCCCCACACGATTTCAAATGTTATGCCTCGGCTTCTTTCGCGTCATCAATTGCTGCCTTCAAGCGTTTTTCCAAATCTTCGATGCGGGCGGCGGCTTGCATTCGCATATCGCATTCTGCCTGCCAGAACTGCACGTTACGCAATCGCTTCACCAGATCATTGGCCATCACAAATCTCCTCGCGCTCTGGGTCGCATGGACGCTGACAGCAGATTTGTTCGGTGGCATTGCGCCCAGACCTCGCCCTTGTCGCCCATGTCAGACAGTTCGTGGCGCGCATCGCTTATCACCAACAGCGCATCCGAGCATTCCGCCTGCGACGGTAGCGTGACAGTGTACGTTGTCGCGCCGATATGGATCAATAATAGTGTGAAAAACGTTGTCATTGGTCATCCCCTGCGGCATACTTTGCCCGTTCGTGTTTAATTCTGTTTGCAACGTAGGCGGGCGCGCTGTCGATGCAGCGGCCCCTCATTTTTACTCGGTGCCGTTCTACTGCTTCGGCGTTTGGATAAACGCGCCAGCAATCAGGGCAACGGAAGTTTTGTTTTTTACTCACGATCTGCGGCCCTTGTCCGTCAGTTCGTACCAGTTGCGATTGCCAGTGCTGGAAACGTGTTTGCGGATAAAGCCAGCCGCGCCGTTCATGTTTCGCAGGGCGTTCTGAACCGACGCCGGGCGCACGACCCCGGTCAGCCCGTCTTGGATTGCGCGCATTGTTGACACGCCGTCGGGGCATGTCCGCAGAAATTCCAGCACGGCGGCATCTGAGACGCGCTGCAGCCCCTCGCGCTCAACCTCCGTCCTGTCTGGCGTCTTTGGCATGCGCGGGCGGTGGTCGTCTGCCAGCTCATGGCGGCGGATTGCGCGCCCGATGTGGGCCTCGTTTGCCGTGGCCATCGACGTCAGCCTGAATGCGTTGGCGGTGATTGTTTGTAGCCGAGTTGTCATCTGCGCTTTCCTTTCGATGCCATGCGGTCATCAAGGTCGTCGTGGTAGGCATCAATGCACAAAAGGGCGATCAGCGAGGCTACTGCAGGCAGTTTTGCACCGCCCAAAGCTGGCAGCTTTAGTGTTTCACTGATTAGCCATTCCGACACCGCGTCGGGCAACTTGCAAGCCACGTCCGTGCCGAGCGAACCGATTGTCAGAAACTGGCGGTTCTGTTGCTGCAATTTGCGCAGTGTCGTGTGTGGCCGCGCCGCTGGCGCTGGGCCTTTTGTTTTGTGATTATCAAGCATCATTTTCGCTCCATGACATTGGCTCGCATTTGTCTGGGCGGCACGTGAACCACTCCGCCGACGCCTTGGTTTGCGATGACTTCCGAAATAAAACAAATTTTGAGCATTTTCCCGCATTAAAAATGCGCCGCATTTCGTGACCAATTGCGTTATATGCTATAGTGTTGTCATCCCTAACGGCTTCGGGGTTATCCATCAACTCGCAAAACACGTCTCGGTTGTTCCAGCAGTCGCCATCAAGTATCAGTTTCTGCGTAAACTCACGGGCTTCTTCGGCGGAGATGCCGTCAAATTGCTCCGAGGCTTCCGGCTCCTGTGTAGCAGGTGTAGCGGATGTAGCGGATGTAGCAACCCACGGCGCGACGTTGACGGCCATATACGGCGTGCGCTCGCGGCTACCTTCTACGGGATTTGGGATTACGTCGGCAGTCAGCAGGTCGCCCGCAGAAAGATTGGCGCGAATTGATATTGATGCGGGGATGTATACGGTAAATCCTGAGCCGATTTCAATGCCGAAACAGCTTTCATTGATCGTCCGATTTGTAACTGTCAAAGTTGTCGTTGTGGTCTCTTGGTTGTTGTCAAACATTTTGGTCACTTTCTGATTTGGATTTGATTGCGTAGATTTCGTCGAGCGGGATGTCGTGGACGGCCCCGCAAAGAACCGCCCCATATCGGGCAATATCTTGAATAATCTCATTCGTTCTGAGCCTTTCGCTGTTGTCGTATGTCTGCACGCTGGCGCGTTCTGCTGGGTATGCGGAGCCGTAAAGCATGACCTGCAGTTCTTCCATTGTGTCGGCCTCGTAGTAAAGATCGCTGCCGGTGCCTGCCTGCACGGCGCGGCAGTGGAACCGCTTCAGCGTTGCGGGCTGCGGGGCGTTGAAATTAGATTTCATAACGATGCCCCCGCAAGAGCCAGTAAGACGGCCAGCATAACAAATAGGCTGATGCCGCCGATGATGTCGCCAATCAGGTTTTTCATTTGAATGTGTCCTCATATTCAACGGCGGCCATCGCGGCCAGCTTGCAAATTCGTACAGTGTCTGGGGACATGCCGTGCGCGATGCTGATTGCCATGTCGGTCGCCAGCTTGTGCTGTTCGTCGGTCGGCGCTTGGATCGCCAGCTTCAGCGCCAACGTCAGCGCCTGCTCGGATGTTTCAATTTCAATGTCGGCCATGATAATATTTCCTTTTGATTAGGTTGGGTGGGGGCGCGTGGCCCCCGTTTGAGTTATTCGTGAAAGGTGGCCAGCAAGTCCCAATCGTCGGTGAGGGTAAACAAGCCGTCGTCTGCATCGCAAACCAGACCAGCAGCAACGAGCGATCCGAATGTGCCTTCAGCGTTTTTCCGACCCCAACCAGCATTTTCTAGGTCTGAAGCCTCAACCCAAGTAAACGGATCGCATTGCAGATCAGCAAGGTTTTTGCCGCCCATGTTGCCGCAGCAAGATTTGATGAGCCAGTGCATTGCGGAGGTTTGGTTTGTTGTGAGGTTTGCGTTGGTCATTTTGTATTTCCTATTTGCTAAGTGGTGGGTGGGGGCGCGTGGCCCCCGTTGAGTTATGCTTGGCGGGACATTTGCAGCGTGCGAATGTGTTCGCTGACCATAGATGCCAATTCATCAAGGGATGTCGTGAAGCTATCGTCTGGCCACAGCGGGTTGCCATCAGCCTGTGTGATCCAATACCCACGCGGCGTGCCGTGGTTGTCCCGAACGGTGTCGATACCAGATTGGCGCGCTTTGGTTTGGATTTCTGTGTAACGTGTCATTTTGTATTTCCTTTGGTTAGGTTGGGTGGGGGGGGGCGCTGTGGCCCCCGTTTGGGTTAGGCGTTTTCGATTAGCTTGACCGCTGCCATTGCTGAATTAGCTCGCATGTAGGTGTCACCCGCTGCTGGACCCCACTGGGTTAACCACTCGTTTGCAGCACCTCCACTTGCTTTGCCGCCAATGATAACGAATGGCTCACCACCAGCTTCACCGACCCACTCGCCAGCGTATGATTTCTTGATCCAATCAATGCGCGGGCGGCAATTAACCAAGCGACCGTTTACGCGTAGGCAGTCTAGGGTTGATTCAGTTTTGAGGGTGATGGTTGTCATTTTGTATTTCCTATTTGCTTGTTAAATTGTTCGTATGTCCTTTCTAACGTCAGTCTGCGATATAGTAAAGATATACTTCGCATCTTTACTATATTATTTTTATACGCTATTGATGCCGTACACAAAAGGAGAACGACCATGAAACCCAAGTTGATCCATTTTTCCGAGGAACATGCGGCGGTCATCAAGGCCGCAGCGAATAGTCTGGGGATGACGTTTACCGCGTTTGTCCGCATGGCTGCAATCAAAGAGGCGGAGCAGTCCTGATGGTTATTTTTGGAATTGACCCAGGCTTTACCGGCGCGATTTCGATCTACAGGCCAAGCCTCAATTTGATTGAGGTTCACGACATGCCAGTGATGAAGTCGGCTAAAGGCAAAACAATCTTGAACCTGCACGGCGTCCTCGATTTACTGGGGCGCGAAGACGACACGCCTCACATGGCTGTTATTGAGCAAGTGGGCGCAATGCCGGGCCAGGGCGTTAGCTCAACTTTCCGGTTCGGCGAGGGTTTTGGGCAACTGACAATGGCCATTGCGGCGCAGGGCTTGCCGGTTCACTTTGTCACGCCACGGCGCTGGAAGGGCCACTTTACTCTATCCCGCGACAAGGGTGTATCACGGTCTGTTGCATCGCAACGGTTCCCGCAGATCGCGCCGCAGTTTGCGCGGGTCAAAGATGATGGCAGAGCGGAAGCCTGCCTGATCGCATTATATGGAAAGGAAAAACTGATATGATAACCGCAGACAAAATGTCGAACGCGCAATATCACGCGACCGAGGCGATCTCGTCGTCGGACGTGAAGGCCGTTCACGGCAAGTCGCTGGCGCACTGGAAGCACCGCGCCGCGTTCAAGCCGACTATTGCGATGGCAATTGGCACGGCAGTCCACGACATGTGCCTTGAAGATGGCGAGAATACTGTCAGGGGCGGCGCAGATCGTCGCGGTAAGCAATGGTCTGACGCATTTGCGGAGGCCGAGGCGCACGGCCACCTACTGCTAACCGCTGGCGACTATGACCTCGCCCGCAACGTGGCAGACAGCGTCATGTTTCACCCGGTCGGCGCTAAGATGGCTGGGCCTGACACCGTCAACGAGGCCAGCTTCTTCGCCAAGTGTCCGATGACTGGCTTGGACATCAAGTGCCGACCAGACAGCTACGACGAAAAATCTGGCGTGATATTTGACATTAAAACGTGCCAGTCCAGCGCACCGAAAGACGTCGAAGCAGATATTCGCAAATATAATTATGCGCTGCAGGCATCGTGGTACATGTACGTGATGCAGAATGCGGGCCACAAGGCGGACAGGTTTGTATTCGTGTTTGTAGAAAAGACAGCGCCGTTCGCAGTAAACGTCTGCGAGCTGACAAAGGAATATATCGAGTGGGCCGACGTGCAAATGCACAAAGCCCTGCGCGATATTAAGACGGCCAATGACACCCAAGTCTGGGAGACTGGCTATTCGATTGGTATCAACGCGGTTGATATCCCACCTTGGCTGGCACAAGATGCAGCCTCAACAGACGACTTTTAAGGAGAGACAACAATGGCAAATACTGATTTCAAGGGCATTATGATCCGAGATGTTGAGTTTAAGTTTCCCAAGCTAGGGGCGACGTATAAATTTAACACGGCGGAAAACCGCTCAGAGGAGTGCAACCCCCGCGCACAGGGCGCAGCGTACAGCGTTGGCTGGACTATGAATGCGGACGCAGCAAGAAAGCTGCAGACTGAGTTAAAGCAGCATTACGAGAGTTGCACCACGAAAGCCCCGTTTGCAAAAATATTCGGCATGAAGAAACTAGACGACGGATCGTTTAGCTTTTCGGCGAAGCGCAATGGCGTCAACGGTCAGGGCGAAGAAAACCCGAAGCCAAAAGTTATCAACGGATTGAAAGAGCCGCTTGAAGACGTACACATCTGGGGCGGATCAACGGGCAATATTAAAGTGACAGCGTATCCTGTGACGAGCCCTTCCGGGGAAGGCGGTATCTCGCTGTTGATTGATGTGGTCCAAGTGGTAAATGCGGTTTACGGCGGGTCCAGCGGGCTGGATGATTTCGACACCATTGCGCCAGTCGGCAAAATCCAAGACCCAGATTTGAATGATTTTGGCGTGGCGGCTGCGGGTGATCCGTTCGCTGACATTCCGAAGTCTGCAGCCAATGATCTGGCAATGGACGACATCCCGTTCTAAGCAAAGAAAACCCCCGCAGCCTTTTAAAGCTGCGGGGGAGTTGGGAGAAACGAACAAAACTTGGCGAAAAGGAAGTCCGCAAGATGACGTTAACAAAAAACAGTGACATGGGCAAGCAAACGCTGCTGATTGCGCACGGATCGGGAGACACCCGCATCAATAACGCAGCCACAGAATACGGTGGCATTACGCTGCGCGAGATAGCCGCGATGGTTGACGCGCCGCAAGCTACGGAAAAGACTGACGCCGCGTTCATCATTCCGTCCACCTACAAGGGCCACGATGGCCGGAACCACGCAGCACAGCGCGAGCGTGGCGAATACTGGATGCTGGCCATCGACATCGACGAAGGCAACCCAGACATCGACGCGATCCGGTACGCAATCGACGGCGTGACTGGCGGCGCGATGACGTTGACATATACGTCGTCCAGCGCCACGCAAGAAAACAAAAAATGGCGGGTGCTAATCCCGCTGTCCGAGCCGCTGACCGGCGAAGAATATGCCGACGCGCAGTTGGCGCTGTTTGACATGCTGCGCCGGGATTACAATATTACGCCCGACAGTACATTGGCACGCACCGGCCAGCCGATATTCCTGCCGAATGTTCCGCCAGCGAAACGCGACGACAGTGGCGAGCCGCTGTTCTATGAGTCGGAAAAGCATCGCGGCGGCGGCTACATGGTCGCAAAGGACAGCGCGATCTGGGCCGAGGTTGAATTTCGCCGAAAGAATGCAGCCATTGCCGAGGCGAAGGCGGCATTTGACCGCGCGAAGCGGATAGCGGCCAGAGCGGAAAAGCGCGCACAGTATCCAGACAATGTGGACCCGATTGACGTATTCAACGACGCGCACACAATCGGCGACCTGTTCGTCGAATACGGATACGAGCGGCAGGGCCAATCAGACAGCTACAAGTCGCCGCAATCGACGACCGGCAGTTTCCCCGTCAAAGACTTCGGCACGCACTGGGTCAGCATGTCGGGCAGCGACTTGGCTGCTGGCGTCGGCACGTCGTCGGCAGACTTCTGCTGGGGCGACGCCTTCGACTTATACGTGTTCTACAGCCACGGCGGCAACTTTACGGACGCAGTGCGGGCTTATGGGGCGGAGATTAAGCCGAGCGGCAACGACATCCGCGACAGCATCATGCAAAGCGCGAGCCAGCACGATCACATGCAGCCGGATGACGTCGATGACTTTGACATTATCCCGACGTCTGCGCCCGCAGAAATGCAAGCGCCAGTGGAATTTCAGATCGGCGAGGCGACTGAGCGCGCCAAACGCAACGAAATATTCTGGGCAAGGGACGCCCGGCCAATGTTGAAGTCGGCGTATCTGGTCAAAAATTGGCTGGGCGCTGGGCAGATGTCAGTCGTCTACGGGCCAAGCAACGTCGGCAAATCGTTTTTCGCGCTCGACATGGCGTTTACAGTCGCAGCAAAGATCGAATGGCAGGATTGCAAGACGCGCGGCGGGCCGGTGCTATATCTGGCGACCGAAGGCGGGATTGCATTCAACAACCGCGTGATGGCGCTGCGCAAGCAGTACAGCCTGGATGACGTGCAATTGGCAGTCAGGCCGTCGCCGGTCAACCTGCTGGACCCTGCCGCCGACCTCGCTGGCTTGTTGGAGCTGTGCGCCGAGATTGAGCAGACATGCGGCGCGCCACCGTGCATGATCGTCGTGGACACGCTGTCTAGGGCGCTGGCCGGTGGCGACGAGAATGGCAGCGTTGACATGACGTCGTTCATCTCCAACTGCGACGTGCTGCGCAATGCGTCGGGCGCGCACATCATGGTCGTCCACCACAGTGGCAAGGACAGCGCGAAAGGCGCGCGTGGGCATAGTTCGTTGCGCGCCGCCACTGACACGGAGATAGAGCTGACGGTCAGCGGCAACATACGGACGGCAACAGCCACCAAGCAACGCGATCTTGAGCCGCAGCCGCCGTTTAACTTTCAGCTAAAAATCCACACGCTGGGCTGCGATGAGGACGGCGACGACGTGACGACCTGCACGATCACGGCGGCAAGCGACGAAGACATTGCCGACAAGGATCAAAAGCGGCCCGCTGGCGCAAATCAGAAGGTCATCGTCAAGGCGTTCAAGCAGCTACGCGCTGACGGCGTCGGCAGATCAAACCCCGGCGGGCCAGGCTGGCCGGAGATTGGCGAATATTGGTGCGTGCCAGAGGACAGGCTGCGCGACTTTGCCACTGGCAAGATGTCGTCGGTCAACCCGCGCAGCGCATACAGCAGCGCCGTCAGTGGATTGCTGTCGATGGGATACGTCGTGCAGAACGAGGGCATGTGCTGGATCGCGGCGAAGGAGGGCCGGACGTCGAAATGACGGCGGCAATGCCTGAAAGGTTTAATTTGGATTGTTTCAGGAATTAAGTGCCTAACAATCAAGTTTGCGCGCTTAACGGGGGGAAAAGCTCCCGAAGTTAGTACCCCTTAACGAAACAGGAGACGATGCAATTGGATTTTAATCAAGTTTGAGGCGGTAAAAGTTGTATGAAAAGTTGTATGAAAAGCGTTTTTCGGACGTTTTCTGGTGGGTCAAGTTGTATGATTTGTATGAAAAGTGGGTATTGTTTGTTATCAATGGCTTACGGACACTTTTCATACAAAATCATACAAAATCATACACAAATCATACGGTCGAACAGTTGTATGATTAATACGGAAATGCCTATAGGGCTTTCCGTATTTCAACATGGGACAAATTTAGTGGGGATCAGTGGCAATGGCTAAACCAAGAAAGGCCGCACCAAAGTCGGCGGCAGCAAAGAAGGCGATGGCTGAACGGGGTACGTTCAAGGTTGGCTCAAACTCAAGCTACGACAAGCCGTACAGCCATCTGGTGGCTGCGGCGGTCGCGCCTTACGTTGCCGCGTCTCAAGCGTCGGTCAGCGTCTGGGGTGACACGCTGGTCGGCTGCGTGCCGCCCGCGTTCGCCGTGCGCTATCAGCAACTCAAGAACGAGCTGGACGGGCAGATGATTGCAGAAGACCACGACCAGGTCGCGGCCACGTCGGCCAGCCTGTGCAAGGCGCTCGAAGTCATGGCGCAGACGGCGCTGGCTGCTGGGCATAAGCCGCCAGAGATCGACGGCCACCTGGTGCAGCGCGGCGACACTGTGTACGCATTCATTGCCAGCGGCGATATGCGGGCCGTCAGGCGTCAACATCCAAGCTGGGTGGTGTGGCATATGTCAGACGCCGCGGCGGCCCTGAGTGGGCGGCTGGAGGACATGATGTCGGAGGTGACGGCGTCGTTCCCAGATGCGCGCGTCGTGGCAATACGACAAGGCAGCGGCGGCATGATCCAGTGGGACGGCGGTGACATTCATTGACCTGCGTCGGCCCGCATGCGAGCGTGCTGGCGCAACTGCAACCGAGGGCTGGACCATGACGACTGACATCTACATTGACGGCAGCGGCGTTGATCGTGAGTTAGCCGAGGAAATAGCGGACGCAATGATTGAGGTGGCTGAGATGCTGGAAGACGATGGCATCACGCGACAGGAGGTCGTCGTGGGGCTGGCACTGGCGCTGCAGTCGCTGACTTATAAGGCTAGAATGAACTAAGCTGCGGCTCGACAGTACGTCAGCGTAACGCTGGAGCGGGCGCGGCGGGCATACCGGCCGAGCCGCAGCTTCGCGCGTAGGATGAGCCATGTTCATACTTTTGTCAACATCTGGACTGATGCAGGTGCAGAAACTGGACTGATGCAGGTGCAGCATTATGCAAAAGCGGTCCACAAAGCGGTCCACAAAGCGGTCCACATTTTTGCACATACTGCTAACGTGCTGTAATCATTGCATTATTTGGTAGCGGTTTGGTGCCTGCTGTAGGCATCGAACCAATGCCCGCGCCAGACCCCCCCCCTATGCCATTAGATCGCGGGGTGCGGCTACCAGTACCCCCGAACATACATACGCCCACAGCATTCCAACCCCGCTCGCGATGAGCCGGCCCCCCGCCCCCCTATGCCTTCATAAAAAT